GGCTTTCATCCCAATGTTGTGACTGGACCATATCCAAGGCAAGCCAACAGTCTTCATCAGGCTCTACCCTGTCAAATCTTCCGTTGGATATCGGGCTGAACTGCCCTTTCTGGTAAATAACACTTTCAATCGTGTCCGGAAATTCATCCGACCACACACGATTGAGAACTACCAGTATTACCAGAGCTTTCCCCTCGACATCCTCTCCCTCTGCCTCTGCCATAGCAATTTTGGCAAGCAGATAGGATTCATCTGCATCCCAATCTGTACTGTGAATCTTTGACCGGTACTGCTCCGGTGTCTGTTCTGGTGTCTGCTCTGCCTTTTCAGTTTCTTCCGGCTCCTGCGTTTCCTCCGGAACAGAGGTTGCAGAGGCATCAGCCACCGCTATATTCTGTTCAGATATGGGTTTGGCCGGTGTCTGCTGTGCTGTGCTTACCAGTGCCGCAATAGCCAATGCTGAAAGACCAACAACCGCACACAGGCTAAATAAAATTTTTGCTCGCATAACCTACCCCCTTACCATCGAACGCAAAGGCAAGTTGTCCTACCTTTGGCTCTGTCCTCAGATACCTACTGTAAAACTCCTGCTGTTTTACAGCCTCTTTCTTGCAGTCGCATTTTTCGCCCGGATCTAAATTACTGCCACAATCAGGACAAACATTGAAATACGCCATCTTTCTGCCTCCTTTACGCATTATTCTCTTCGATGATGGTGTCTACTACATCTATTGGAATTCCAAACTTCTCAGCGAAAAGATATTTATTTGCTTTTCCGCTTCCGTATGAAAACTGCCCTTTCTCTGCGGCAAATTTATTGACATCCCGAATTACCGCATATGCTTTATTGTTTTTGCACCCCAGTAACTTCATCACATCAGATGATGTCACATAGGTTGTTTTGGGTGCCTTTATTACCCCCGGTGCTGTTGCTAGTGCTGACATTTAATCACCTCCTATCTTGGAACATTTATATAATCCTCACCTGTATATGGATTAGTCCCTATGCTTCCTTCGTGAATATCATGCAAATGCAATGTGTACTTAATCGGAGCTGACCCACACCAAGTTTCTACACTCGTAATTTCCTTGTCTTCATGCGTATATAAATAATTTCCAATCGCATTGTATAAATCACTCAGCCTCGCCATTTAATCACCTCCTGCCGATAAATCTCGCAAATTAAGTTCTCCAGGCAGCACGCCGAAAAACTCATGAATCTTAGCCGAGCATTCTTGGCAGTATGCGAAGTTCTCAATTCCGTATTCAAGACACATTTTTAAGTCTTTTTCCTTTATCCCCATCAAAAGTGCCAATTCTTTATCGCTGATATTGTATTTGCCTTGCAAAAACCTAATATTTCTAGTAAATAATGATGGTTTTATCTGCTTCACCAATATTTCATCTACGGATACGCCAAAATGCTGTGCTATGACAACGAGCTTTTTCAAGTCGGGCTCATTTTCTCCACTTTCATACCTACTGATTGTCATTTCAGAAACACCAAGTAATTTTGCTATATCTCCCTGTGTTTCTCCTGCCTTGTTCCTTAGATACTTCAAATTCTGTGCTAAATACAAATTTCCACCTCCTGTCCACTCGGAGCAAATAGTTGTATTGGATTCCGATTTGGATTTGGATTCGGGTTGGATTGGATTACGGACACATCTGTTGTCACTTGCTGTCAAATGACAGCAACAGTAAGCGAAAATTTTTTAGCTCTTGTGCCAATCAAACCACCGGATTGTTTTCACATTATGCTATATCCAATGATGTTGCCGACGCTCCGAGCCAACTTTAAAGGTTTTTCTTTACCCACAGTTTCAAACTCTGTGTTACCTGCTCCAATTCATCCAAATTTTCTAAAATCTTCTGCATATCCGCTTTTTCAGAATCATCAATCACTCCATCCTCTGTGATGTCCAAAAGTAATTCCTTTGTTTCTCCAATTTTGCGGAATGTTGAAAGAGCCCTAATGGATATCCTGTCTAAGTCCGCCATGTCTGCCTTTGGCATATCACTTCCAAGCGGGCACATATTTGTGCAGAAATGGTTTTCCAGTTCAGGAGCATTATATAGATCAGCCATAAGACGAATCTCCTCTGGATATGGAATTGCAATTCCACTTTCAATTCTGTAAAGCCTGCCTCTGTCGATTGACATGATGTCAGCTGCTCCCTCACGACTACTTAATTGCTCATTGTGTGTTGCCGCCTCGCAACGGGCTTTATAGAATATGTTGGAGCTTGTCTTCGCTGTTACATTTGCCATTTTGTTTACCACCTCTTCCTGATATAATATTTATATAGTTAATGCTTCATATCGTAGCATTTGTTAGCAAAAAAAATTTCATTCGGAAACAGTTCCTCAATGCTGGAATTTAGAGCTGTAGCAATTTTTGTAGCAATTTTTAATGTTGGATTGCGGTTTCCTGTTTCAATGAGACCATAATAACTTCGATTCACGCCAATTTCTTTTGCTACATGGGCTTGCGTTACCCCGAGTTTTTTTCGGGTATTTATGAGTTCATCTCTTTTCATCTGTGCACCTCCTTTTGCTCTGCTTCATTTTGTAGCATAGTTGAATATTACATTATCTGCTACATTTTGTCAACACCTTTTTGCTACATTTTGAAGTATTTATTATTTTCCGATTGTTTTGCTACATTTTGTAGAGTAGAATGATAATGAGGAGGTTTTTTATGTTCGGTAAAAGAATAGTTGAACTCAGAAAAAATAAAGGTCTGACACAAACAGAACTTGCAAAATCGCTAGGGATAAGCCGATCTGCACTCTCATTATATGAAATCGAAAAAAGAGAGCCTGATATAAGCACATTAAATAAGCTTGCTGCTCTATTCGATGTGCCAGTGGGATATATTCTCGGAGAAGATTTAACTGGATATGCTTTAGCAGAGGAAAAGGAAGTTAATTCCTCTGAACAAGAATATTTCTATTTTTTCTTTGATGATAAGGACCTGCTGAGAGACACTTTTATTAAGCGGCTTACATCTGCTATGGCAGACGAGGGAATGAGTGAGAATGATTTTATCTGCTCTGTGCCTATCGGTTCTGAGCGAGCATCCGCAATACTAAAAGGTGAGCTTGATCCGTCTGCCAATGATTTAATTGAGTTATCTCAGTTTTTAAACACATCCATAGATTATTTGCTCGGACAAATACCGGCATTATCCACTTCAGAAAAGAAACTTCTCAATACTTTTGTAAAATTAAGTGAGGATAACAAAGATATTCTGATAGGGAAATCAAAGGAGTTATTGCAAAGCCAGCGTTACGAGGAATCCGTTGCAGCGGAGGCTCCGTTACGGGAGGCAAAATAATACCCTTCGAGTGGTACCGGAGGAGACGCAGACCAAACAGATAGTAATGAATTCAAATATAGGAGGAACTTATTATGGTATGGAGCGCAGCATGGACAGATTTTGTGATATGCCTACTATTCGGATGGCTCGGTGTTCACAAATTTAGGGAAAAGAAAATTGGCATGGGAATTTTATACCTATGTACATTCGGATTATTCTGCATAGGTTGGTTTGTCGATATAGTCCGCTATTTGCTGGCGGCAATTAAAGGAGAAAGAATCCAGGGAAATAGACCGAAAAGGCTTGATGCTAATGCAGAGTTGCCGGTTGTGCCATCAAATCTCATGCTTTCTGATGGAGAATTATGTCATTACTGTGGCACTGCTACTTATGTAAAAACAAAAAATGTTGTAGTTGGATATTCTGGAGGAAACAGAGGTGCCAGCATTCGTGTGACAAAGGGTATGTCTTTTCGAGTAGGTGCAACACAGGCCGCACCGGTCCGGGGAGATGTGCAAGAGAGAACAGTCGGTGTCCTTTCCATCACGAATAAAAGGGTTGTATTCTCCGGAAATAAAGGTGCATTTGATAAGAAAATATCCACTTTATCAGCTGTCACGCCTTATAAAAATGGTATCGCTTTCCAGTTCGGCGACCACCAATATCCTTTAGAGACAAATGAGCCGGAATATGTGTATGAGATTTTGGCTCGGGTTGTCAATTCATCCGAGGATATTCAATAATGCCAGCCTACAAATACACCTTAAAGGATGGAAAGACCACACTTTGGTATGCTAATTTCTACTATGTAGATTGGACTGGAGAAAGAAAGCATATCTGTAAGAGGGGTTTTAAGACGCAAAGAGAGGCAAAGGAGTATGAACGCTCATTTATGGATCAGCAGAACAATACCAGTGACATACTCTTTTCTTCATTAGTCGAAAACTATCTGGAGGACATGGACCACCGCCTGAAACCTACCACAATGGAAAACAAGCGTTTCATCATAGATAAGAAGCTGCTCCCCTACTTTGGTCGGCAAAAGGTGTGTGACATTGATACCATAAAAATCCGAAAATGGCAGAACGAATTGATTTCGTACAGGGATGAAAAAGGGAAACCATTCTCCCAGACATACCTCAAAACAGTAAATAATCAAATGTCTGCCATTATGAATTATGCTGTCACTCATTACCGACTGTCTTTCAATCCATGCAAGGCAGCCGGCAGCATGGGAAAAAGCAAGGCTGATGAAATGCCAATCTGGACACAGGAGCAGTACGAGAGATTTTCGTCAGAAATTCAGAAATCTTCCGTAAAACTTGCCTTTGATATCCTGTTCTACACCGGGATGCGTTCGGGAGAACTGCTGGCTCTTACCCCCGC